GCTCTGGCTCTGGCTCTGGCTCTGGCTCTGGCTCTGGCTCTGGCTCTGGCTCTGGCTCTGGCTCTGGCTCTGGCTCTGGCTCTGGTAGTGCGCTTCCGTGCGCATGGATTTCGGCGTGCCCGTTTGTGTGCACAGGTTCGAACGTAAGGGAATCGTATCGTGCACACAGATTCGTTCGTTCAGCGCACGAAAGCCTTTTCATGCGAGGACGTGCGCCGGACGCGTACACGGCGACCGCACGCGCAACACGATTGTCTACGGCGTCATCGGAATGTATATGCCAGTCGTGAACAACCAGCCGTAGGGTCGGATGCGACTCAAGCCAGCCGCATTTTAGGAGCGCGTCGATCAGGGCATTCTCGTCTCCTGCGTAGTCGATCGCGACAGCAATATCCTCGTTGCTCAGCTTGCCAATATCCCCGCATGGAGTCTCTCTAGCGGTCAGGTGCCACAGACATTCCAGAATGCCGACAGCTTCGTATGTGTGGATTCCTAACCGGCGACATAGTCGTTTCAATTTCGAGTGAACGAGAGCTTCCCGTTTCATTTAACTTCCGCCAGCTTTCTACCTTCCAAATCTTGGTGCGTACCATTGCAAAAAGTCACTCAGAGAGTCGAACCAGACCGCGGTGAAGCCGACCGCATTTCGATTGCGCATCCAAGTTAGCTGCCGATCGCTCGGCCTCTTGCCCGGCGCCTTGATTTCGACATAGAACATCTGCATCTGGAACAGTCCGCGAGAAAGACGCGTGCCTTCTGGGATCACGGGTCGCTCTGCGCGCCAGTCCGTCATACCGCGCTCGCCAACACTGATGCGATTCTCAGATACCTCATCGCCGATCATGCGGCGGAATACGCCGACGTGCTGCCGAGTGACTACCCAGCCCCGCGATTGAAGAAAGCCGACGATCTGACCGGTGACGATGTTCTCCGGCAGGTCTTCGCGGTTCTTCTTCTCTCGCGGTGCTACAGCGGCGCGCGCAGGCCGACCCGCGGCGTTGGACTGGAGTAGCTTGAGCTGCTGCTCGGAAGCACGTATCACTAGCGGGCAACCTCGAATACGTGGATCACTAAACCGCCAAGGACCGTCGTCCCTACGAATTTCCCAAGACTGCCTCGCTCCAACATTCCTCCCGTCATAATCGGCAGGAATTTGCGCGTCTCGCGAGCTATTGACGGCTCTGTTTCGACGATCGCCCAGAGGCAAACATCTTGGCCCTGTACGCCGACCGACAACACTTCGGCACCCTTCGGCATAAATACCTCGCCGTCTGGATCAAGCACGAACTTCCAGATTGCTCTCACTTCACCCTCTCCCCTAGGCTGTTACGGCGTGCCTACGTTTGCGTTCCTTCTTCGCTGCGTCGGTCGTGCCGCCGACCATATGGAGCGAACTGGGAAGCGTTGCGGACGCAGGCGGCTCGTCGGTCGAGTCTTCGTCGGCGTCCAGCTCCGGCGTCGCTTCCTGTATCTCGCGCAGACGATCGATCGTAGGGTCGCCGCTCATCTCGACGCGCGTCCCGCCAGCGTCTCCGTCGAAGGGAAGCTCCTCCTGTAGCGAGCTGAGCGACATATCGAACTTAGATGACTTGACGTGATGCTTCAGCTTCTGCAAGCTCGCGTCTTCGCCCTTGAATTTCGCTCGGATTAGGACGTCGAGAGCAGGCGGTTCCGAGCCGTCTTCGTTCGGCTTCTTCGTCTTCGAGTGACTGACTTTGATCTTCCAGACGAGGTCAGGCCGCAGTACAGGGACGCCTGGAACGCTGATCTCGCAGTCAGACATCTGCTTCGTGAGACCGATGGCGCCTTCGAACTGGCGAGCATTCCAGTCGAGGTCGAAGACCATCGCGTCGCACTGTAGCCGTTGCGCGAGATCCGGAGTAAGTGGTGCTTTGACCAGTAGGACGTTGCTGTCGCCCTCCTGCGTGGGATACCAAGTGATTGATACGATCTTGGCGTCGGTAAGTGGTAGCTGCTCTCGTAGGCTCAAATGATCACCTTGCTTTCTAGTTACTCTTTTGTGGAGCGGGTAGCTGCTTAAAGCCTTGATCGGCGAAGTGTTGGTAAACGGTCATTCCGCTAGGACCGATCATGTAAGGGAGAAATACTTCCCGGTGCTGCACCATGCCGGTCTCGATCAGCGCGAGCTGAGCCAGGGTCCAGCGAAGGAGCTGACGCCACGCGACGCGCTCAGCCTTCTCGCGGATCTTAGCGGCGTCCTTCCAGCCGCTATTCGATGATCGATTCCACAGGATCTTAAAAATCGGCTCGACGCGGACCGGCATCTCGAAGACGAAGTCGCTGCCGCCGATCTGCATCACCCAACGAAGGCCGGTAACGGTGCCGTCCTTATAGTCACTGGCAATCGACTTCGCGCCGTTTTGCGTGAGCGCGTTCATGATCTCCAGCGCCGTCTTACTCGGCGGGACCTCGGTCGTCTCCATGAAGAGCTGCTTCTTAGTCGCCATCGGGTGCCTTCTCGACTGGACGCAATAGATCGCCGAGGTGATGAATCGCTACGATCGCAGCATCCGGTATGATCGCAAGGACCGCTTCGACCGCGCTCTGTCCATCCTTGGCGATGACGTGCGTAGTGTTGCCCCATTTGCTCCTACTGGGCGACGAGTACGAGACTCGAAAAACTCTATCCGTGCCGTCTTCGTTAAACATTCAGCTTCGTAACCTCCGTGTCTCGAAGAATCCGTCCAGGTCCGGATGATCGCGCATGATCTTCCTGGCGAACAGCGCGGTGTAATCGTTGTTCAATTTGTACTCTTCGCCGGGCTTGCGGGTCATTGAGAAGTGGAACCGCGCGACCTCATACAGCGACTTGATTCCGTATCGACTAAAGCCCCTCGCTCGCATTTCGCGCGCCCTAGCGACCAGGAAGTCGTATAGCTCCGGAGCCTCGATAACGAACTGCTCGAAGCGAGCTTCGATACCGGGCTCGAATAGTTCGCGTTGGAGGTCGGCGGGCATAGATTCAGAACGGATCGAACGTGTAGCACAGCGGGTTCCGGCAGGTACGCGAACCCGCTGGAAGAGCAGCCGGATCTATCAGGGCGTATGCGAACTCTCGTGTAGTCATTCCGCATAGTGGGCAGCGACCCTCGGAAGGTTTCCCGTATCCCTCGACCCGACCGATCACGCGAGCGATCGTCTGCCGGAACTTGTGACGCAGCAGCCACCAGCCAGGGAAATAAGCGAAGCTCCAGCGGTGTCCGGGCATAGCGTTCAAAACGTGAACATCCTTTGTCGCCGACTCAGTTCGTTTCGCTCGCGGACGGCCTGAAGAAGCACGCCGTGTCGTGTGTCGACTGTTTCGAGGTAGAAAATCAACCGGTAAAGGGTCTCTACACTGTCGCGGATATTTCCCAGCGCAAGGTTGCACTCTGGACATAACATGCCGCGAATCACGCCTGTCGTGTGGCAATGATCAACAGCCAAAGAATGCCCGCGAACACCTTCGGTTCGACCACATGCGGGGCACTCAGGGTAGAGGCTGATCAGCGCATCATATTGGTTCTGCGATATCCCCAGAGTCTTCTCTAGACTCTTAAAGGTTCTGGATTTATTCCAGCGCTTCCGGTTTACTGCTCGCCACTCGATAGCTCGTCGAGCAGAGCAGGTCTTGCACGTATTCGATCGCCCGTCAGACCGCTTGCTAGCCTTCCAGTGCGTGTAGAAGTCATCACGGTTCCGCCATTGCTGACAGACATGGCATAGCTTTTTAGTCATATCAGAGCTGTAGTGTGAGTGTGGCATTTAGCTCCTCTAGTGACAGAGTCGACAGGTACAATGACTTTCTCCCTTGCGGCAGAACTGGCTCCCATCGTGAGACGGTCCGCCGAACACAGACACCTCCAGGCAGTAGTCGCAATCAGGGTGCTCAGCGTTGCTACCGAATCGCGCGATCGCGGCAAGCTTCAGCCCCTGTACTTCGGCGTGTAACTGTCGCGCTTCGTCGATCATTCCGAGCGTCTTGTAAGCGGCCCACCAGCGCGAGCGTAGCGAGTGATAGGCCGCGCAGGCGGTTTCCTGGGTCGCGAGACGGGGATCGTCGTCGGCAATTTTGACGGGCGGCAGATTCAGCAGGTGCTTCGCCGCTCCTTCGGTTTCTCCGCGTAGCGCTCTCGCGGGCATCATCATAGGTCGTCTCCTTCGTTGGTAGGTATCTGCTGCGGCGATTGATCTACATGATCGTGAATGAGTCTGAGTGCGATCAGGAGACCTTCGCGCTTGCCTTTAGCCATCTGCATGAAGCGCTGAAAGAAGAGTGTTTCGATCGTCTGGTCTGTCTGTTTTCCCATCACGCCGCGACCTTTCTGTAACCGCTCGAATCGAGGTCTAGCTCATACCGCTCGCCGTTCCAGAGGCACACCGGGCCGTCAAACGTATCAGGGAACGGCACAGGCTGGTCCGGAGAGCCGAACGAGGGGATATCGCCGCTGACCGCCGCGGGCTCGTCTACCAGCTCCGTAGCGTCGTCAGCGGTAGCTTCAGCGATCGCTTCTCTATCTGCCTGCGCTGCGAGCTGCTTGTTCTCTTCATGCACCGCAGCGAGGTCCTTCCGCTGCTTGGCGGACAGGCCAGAGAAGTACGCTTTATAGGCTTCGGTGCCGCGGCCTGCTGCGAAGCGCGAGCGCTTGAATAGCTGCTCGATGTAGTCGACCGCCTGACCGCTCTCGTTCCAGATGCGGACTCGGTCGCCGTCTTCTTTTGTGATCATCTTCGGCACCTGAAACAAGGCCGTGAGATCGTCGTGGCACTTGATCGCTTCCGAGAGATGCGTCTTCGGATCGACCGAGAAGCCAAGTAGCATCGGGTAGAAAGCATTCCGTTCTGAGATCGGCAGCACGCCGAGACTGATTACTTCTTCCGTCTTCTTCCCGTTCTTGACCGGGCCCTCGATGATCTTCGATTTCTCCTGAGCCTTGAATAGCGAAATTACGTGCATGTCCGAGAGGTTGATCCAGGTTTTCATCTTCTTGTTGGCGAGCTTCGCCTTATTCCACCGGCCCTTATTGTTCGCGGTGATGTCGTGGCAGCCGCCTGGACCGTCCCAGGAGTCAGACTCGGAATCAATCAGACAGACCTTGTTACCTGCGGACTCGCACAGTTCTAGCGCTTCGATAAATCGCTCCGGATGATATGGATCGTCCAGGTCGACGACGCTGTATCCCTGCGGCAGCTCCGCGAGTAGGCGCTTGTTGTCGGCGTAGAGACTCGCGCGTCCCTTCTCGGTATCAATCACTGCGACCTTCCCATCCGGCCCGGCGAGACCCGCGGCGAAGCGCAAAGCACTGAACGTTTTCCCTGAGCCGGTCGGACCGTAGAAGCCGACCTGAAGAGCGACCGCGCGACGGATTGCTTTCTTGATCTCCAGCTTGGCTGACATGGGTCGCCTCAGTACGCTAGCTGCGGTATGTCTTCGTCGACGAGCGTTACTATCTCCTGATCGGATCGCCAGGGCTTGTCGCCGTACTTCTTCAAACAATCCGCATAGAGGTAGATCAGATCGCGACACTCCAGGCGAGCGCGCTCCCAGTAGAGGTTTACGCTCCCGCCTGACTTCGGGTATAGGGCTTTCAACCGGACCTCGTGAGGCGGCTCGCTCTCCACGAAAGCCATGATGAACTCGAACTGCTGATGACCGTCGCCGGTCGCGAGACGGCGAATCATGTCGTAGAGATACGCCTGCCGGTAATAGTGCTCGTAATAGATCGCATCGGCTACTGAGCGATCGATTGACTTACCGCGCTTTTGTACAAATGTTTTCAGGTCGACGATCCGCTTCGGCGAGACCCAGTCGAGCTTCGCTTTCAGCGAGACGCCGGTCCCTGGATCCTTCGCGAATAGCTCGACCTCCGCCTGTCCGCCTTCGGCGAAGATCTTCTGAAGCCGCGGCTCGTGATTCAAGCTGTGAGCCATCGCCGCCAGCCGGGTCCACTGGTCCGGCTTCAGCATCGTCTTCCCCTTGGTCTGCGCGTAATGCTGGCGCTCCAGGACTTGGAACACAGGAGCCTCAGGATCGACGGCGAGAACTTGGGCGACTACTTCATCTTTCCGAGAGCCCTTCGGCGCTACAGCGCGATCCCTGAGCCACTGACGCATATCCTCGATGGTTACGAGACAACCGGGGTAATCTTCGGGCGTAATCTCGCGAGCGAAGCGCTGATCGAAAGCTTCCTCGGATTCGAGCACCGCGCAGTGAAGCGCTCCGCCGAGATTCATCTCCGGCGTCGACTCTTCGGCTGGCCGATTCGGATTGATATGCAGGTGCCAGTAACGCAGCGGCGAGACTTCCAGATCCTTCATGCCGGACTGAGAGAGAGCAGCGACTTCGAAGTAACCGTCTACCGGTGTCGCGCTCTCCGCGGGTGAGATCGCGCCCGTCATCATCGCAGCCACCCGGCGAGTCCCAGCGCATATCCGGAAACTCCAACGAGATACACCCAGAGCGGCGTTCGGTTACGGAAAGCTCGCTCTCGCTCTCGATCCCGCGCCTGCACTGCATACTCAAGCTGCCGGGTGCGTGCCTGCTCTTCCGCAAGCTGCTCTTTCAACCGGCCCGATAACTGCCGCTCGTGAAAATAGAAGTCCTTCCAGTCGTCAGTTTCTCGGGTATCAATCGTGCAGTGAAGAACGGGGTTCTCCGCCTCGAACTCCTGCCAGCGAATCAGGTTCGCCACTTCGTTGTCGAGCAACAGATCAGACACGCGTCGCCCCTTTCGGAAAGCAGGCACGGCAGACGTAGACACCCTCAGCATGAAGACGAGTCATGCGAAGACCGCAGCGCCAGCAATCAGGGATTTGTGGTCGGTCGACCACGGCTACGATCAGCAGGACGACGCCGCAGATCGCTAGAAAAACAAGGAGGACGCCCAGAACAAACAAGTGGGCCCCCGGTTAGAGCGCGGATCGCTCCTCGCCGTGAATTAGACCCAGCGCGAAGGCCGGAAGCTCACGATCTAGCCGTGTGACCGAGACGGGATTCCCATCGCGACCACGGTTAGCGAGCCATTGAGAAATCGCAGGTGCCGTGATGTTCAGCGCCTTCGCACATCGTGTAATCGAGCCCGGCCGAGCACGGAGGATCTTAGCAACTTCCTCGCGCGTCAGGACTGGTATATTATTCGCCATTAAGCAGGTCCTTACGTACGAATAAGAATCTATTCGCTATAGATTTCTATGTCAACTGATTTCTGCATAAACGAGGAACGAACTTGTGCCCTACGAGCAGCCGACGCCGGTCAACTTCCCCGCTAAATTAAAGGCGCAGCTAAAGATACGCGCCGCGGCAGAAAACAAGTCGATGGAAAAAATTCTTGAGGAAGCGTGGTTGAACTTTATCGAGAATCGCCCGCCTCCGGTTGTCGACGTACGGCTAGCTGGGTTAGCTGTTACATCTGCGTCTAAAAATGCGTCGTTTTTTATTGAGTCGGAAAATGAACATGGTGTAGCATCTGTGTCAGATCTTTTTTCACAGGTGGAAGCGTATTTCCGATCAAAGGGCCCGGATAACTGGGAGTTAGCGCGAACACTCATCTACCTGATGGACTCACAAGACTCTGAAGTGCTCGCTGCTGTCGGTCAGTGCTTAGGGCAGTTCGCGCGCATTGTAGAGCTAGATCGACAGAGGATCGAGGCCAATGAAAGACGTGCTAGTCTTCCCCGGCAAGCGGACCCGCTTACGCGCGGAAATGAACTCGTTAAAGAACTTGACCAAGAGGCAGCAAGGCTTGATCGTGTTTCGGAGAAGGGTCGCAGAGTTCCTGCAAAAAGCAAACGAGCTAAGCGGGGAGGCGGACCGGCTTGAAAAAGAGTTAGAGGAAGATTTGCGAGCGTACGAAGCGCGATTTCCACCAAAGCGCGAAGCAATGCAGTGTAAACATCAGAAAAGTAATACTATTAGCGCGTGACCGGGACAAACGCTACTTTTCAGCCGGAAAACTCCAGATCGCGTCGCCGCCCTGAGCGTAGTTCTTCGCGTCGGCATAGATGCGCCCGTTCGCGAGCGCGAAGTCTGCGAGCGTCCGATTAACGTAAGTCACCGCGCTCTGCATGAAGTCTTCAGACGTAAGGGACTCTGCACTCGATCCGTCCCATTTCACCCTACGTGGCCGGAGCTGCGGGTTTGTCCCATCAAGCACATGGCCGCCCGTACCCATGAAGATCACTCCGCCCTTGCAGTCGTCGGCAGCGTGCTCGTTCCATTCCCCGGGCTTAACGTAGATCGCGCGAAAGCCGGTTCCGTCGATCGCCATCGTATAGATACCGAGATTTTCACCGGGCTGGCCTCGCGTGGGATTGCCGGAGAAAATCAGATTCTTTCCATCGCATGAGAAGCCGTGGCTCTCGTAGAACGCCGGTCGATCGCCTGGATTAAATGTGCGGGTATTCCGGATTAAAAGATGATCGGATTCGTCGATATATAGATCCGCGAGCTTGAGCGACCAGAGGCCGAATCGACACTCAGCCGCGCTCCCGTTGCACTTGTTCGGCCAGCCCGGCATCTCGGCCCAGCTCAGCATCTTTCCATCCCGGCTGATCCGCGGATGAAGCGTGCCGGGCGAAGACGTGATCTGCACGATGTGACCGTCGAGGTCAGACGTATACAGGCTGTTGCGCCAGCCGTGACCGGGCTCCGCCAGGAAGCCCGTCTCGCCGGGAGGCGACATCTGAAAAACGAAGTGAATGCCGTCCGGGTGAACGTCCGGATTACCGGCGAATTGATTTTTATTGTTCGCGCAGGTCAGGCATTTCGGCTTAGCGCTGTCGCCGATCAGGCCGCGGTAGACGTTCCAGCGTCCGCTCTCTATCGAGTCATAGAACAGGTATTTCCCGTCAGCCGATATCGACAGCCGACCTCCGAACTTGTCAGCGCGTTCGATCGTCGGTCGAAGTGGTCCCGCGGAGTAGGAGACACCGGCGAGTAGGAATGCGGCGAGGATCGCCTTGGTCGTTGTCATTGCGTTAGTTGCTCCCTGCACGGCTCCATCCACGAGGAGACCGCGAATCGGTGCCGTGCCTGTAAATGGTGAGAAAGACAGAGAAGAAAGGTCTAGGGTTGGAATAAGAAAAAGGGCCACCTCCAACGAAGGCGGCCCCTAAGGACGACAGCGACTTTGCGTAAAACTGCTCTCAGGTTACCACCCCACGGAACTGCTGATCGCAATCTCTTTGCACGGTCTCATCCCGCAGACAGGCGGTGGCAGCATCGCCGAATAGCCCGCGAGTAAGAGCGCGGCAATTCCGATCCGGAGCAGCCGCGGCGACCGAAGGATATCCTTCACTCGGTCTCGAAGGATCTTAATCGAGCGCGCCCGCAGGTGACTCAGCACGGAGCCCTTGAGTCCCAGGTCCTTCCGGATTTGTTCGAGTGAATCGCCGTCTATGAATTCCCGCATCAGTACCTCCCGGTCGTGTTGGTGCATGTTACTCATTACGTGAGTGACGAGATCAAGCAGTTGCTCTCGTGAGACGATCTCCAGCGAGCTTGCCGCGGCATCAGGCATTCGCCGAGTAGCCGTAGCCAAAGAGACATAGCGTTCACGAGCCTCAATGCGATCGCGCACGACTCGCGAGATTCCCCAGCGCGCAATCCGCCGAGCGAATAGGAGCAGATGCTCTGGTTCCTTTACCTTGCCGTGACGGATCGCGTCGAGCGTTACCAGGAAGGCGTCGTGTAGAATGTCGTCGCGATTCTGAGGACCGGTCTGAGTCGTGATGAATCTCGCGACTCGGTCGGCCATCAGGGAGTAGAGCGCTTCCTCAGCCTCAGGATCGCCGCGCAGGATGCCGCGCACGATCTCTGTGGGTGTCACAGCAAGTTAGCCGCCGCCCTCGGTAGCGCCGCTCCGTTTTGCCTTGAGCGCTTTGGCTGCCTCTGGCTTAGCTTCCGCTGGCGCTAGCGGTCGATTATCCTGCATTTTCAAGCCGATGCTCTCAATTTTCTGGTTGACGGTGTTCGCCTCGCTATACGCTGCGGCCGCCGCTTTTCCGACCTTAGCGATTTCATCCAACTCGTAGGCGCGGTGCTCCTTCGTTTCCTTATCTATTCGCACCCTGTCTTCAATGTCCCATTTCCGCGTCCTGTTGTCTTTCAGGAGGAGTATCACGTCCTTGTACAACAGCGCTAGGAAACCGAAGACGGTAGTGAACACGAGCATGTAGAGTGCAGAATTATTGTGGTCGCTGACCTTCATCAATTGGTCGGCCTGCGCCTTAGCAGACATCGCTGCGATCACGGCTCGCGCATCTGCTTGCTCGGCCACATCCACCGCGCGCTGAGCGATGGCCGCATTTGAGTCAGCTTGCGCATCGGCCTCCGCCGTCTTCTCAAGAGCTAAACCCACTGACTCTGAGCGTTGGACGGTCGCCGCGCGTGCCTGTATTTTGGCATTCGTACCGACCGCGGCGATCGCGCGCTCTAATGCCTCTCGATCTTTCCTGGCCGCAGCAACAGCCGCTTGCGACTCCGCTCGGGCCGCCTGAAGCTGCGCCTGGGTAGAAGCAAGCTGATCGGCCAGCGCTTTCTTCGTAGCAGCAACAGCCGCTTGTGATTCAGCGCTGGCCGCCTGCACTTGCTCAATCGTCTTCGCCTGCCCTGCCGCTAGCTGATCGGCGAGCGCCTTCTTAGCGGCAGCGACCGCAGCTTCCGCGCGAGCCGCCTGAGTTGCCGCCGCCTTCTCCGCCGCCTTCTCCGCCTTAGATGCGCCCTGGCAGCAGAGCACCGTTAGGAGAAGAAGCGCGGCAAGTTTAGTAGTCATGGGAATCAGACCGGCTTCGTAGCTGCCGGTGCGCCCGCATCGCCGGTGATTGCATTCGCAGCGTCTTTGATTTTGTCTGCTTCAGCTTTGATGGTTCTGAGATACTCCTCGGCGCGCGCCTTCAGCTCAGCGGGGATCAGCAAGACGGAGTAACCGGAGTCAGCCGGTAGATGAGACTGCACCGTCGACACGAGCGCCTGGAACGTCTCATCTGTGTAGTTCAGGACCTTGTCGGCGGATCCAAGAAGTTCAATGCCGAGATTCAGCCCGGCTTCCACAGGCTTAGAGATTTTGCCGGGAAACAACTGGGCAATCGTTACGCCAGTGTGGAGCGCGTTTTCAAGAGTTGGTAGCTGCTTATCTAGGAACTCGTCGGCTTTCTGAAACCCGCCCAATACAGCGTGGATTACGATCCCCGACCAATGCACGATCTTTTCGAATACGTTCATAATTTTTCTCCTCTTGCTTTCAGGCGACGGTGATGACGATTCCAGGACGCCATCCCCAATTGTCCAGCCCCGCAAAGAAATAGACCATGTAGTTTCCTGGCGAGTGGAAGGCGGGAATTTGCACGTGAACCTCCCCTTTGTCATCCGTAAAGAAGAACGGCTGACCGGAGACGGGAGCCCCGTTGATAGTGAGTAGCCTGACAGGTACGTTCCGCACGTAGGGCTGCTCAGGGTGATTGCCGCCCATCCAAGAACCACGGAGCTGGATCTCTCCCGGCTGATGGAGTTTGAACTTGGGGTTCGGGCTTTGATCGAGATCGATTGTGATCGTCCAATCGCTGGAAGAAGTCGGCCAGAATACTGGTCCCATAATGTCGTTTCCTTTCTGTTCTGTTGATGGATTGCCGGTGCCTTTAGCTCCAGGAGTCGCTGTAGCCACCCGGGCCGATTCGCGCCCAGAGATCCGTGTCGTAGCACCAATACCAGTTGCCTGCGGCATCAAACGATATCTGCCCAGGCGTCCCGGCGTCGCTTGATGTGGCCGGTGGCGGGAACGTATAGGTGAGAAGCTGCGGACCGTTTCCCGTACGAGCTGACGCGCGGATCTGGTCGTAGTCGATATTGCCGCGAGCCGCGATTACGGAGAAGGTCGCCGTAGCAGTCTCTGCCGGACTGCCGGTCGCTACCGTCAGCGTGCGGGCAGAGATCGTCGCATCGTTCGCGATCAGGAGTTCGACGTCGAGCGAAGTGCCTGAGGCGACAGTGACAGCTCCGACCGTGATGCCGGTCCCGTCGATGCTGACCGCGGAACTTCCGTCGAAGCTTGTGTCTGTTCCGGTAACCGTGACGGTGAGGACTTGCGCCTGCTGTCCATTGCTGGGAGAGATTCCTATCGCTGCCGGAAGGCCGGTGTCCAGGTCGCCGATCAGATACAGCTCGGCCATCCCAGTAAGCGCGTCGCCATTGTTCGCCGTGACGTTTAACCTAAAGTGACGATAGGCGGTAACGACGCCGGAGCACGTATACGTTCTGGTCTCTCCGCCCCATCCTGTTTCGCCGGAACGAGTATCGAGAACAGTCCAAGAACTGCCGTCATTACTGCCTTCCATCGTCCAGTCTCGGACCGCCCTAGCGCTGTTGTCGGTGCCGCCTCCCGCGGTGATTTGGTACGAGGCAAGCAAATAGGCATTTCCGCTTCCGGTGTCCAGTGCTACCCAGTCAACTCCACCGCCAGATCCAATCCATGCGTTATTCCCGGTAGCGGTCAGGTCGAAGACACGAAATCCAAGGTAGACCGAAACTTCCGAGGAAACAGTAACTACAAAGGGCGAGTGGCTGGTATAGCCCGTAAGGTCATGGGGTGCAAATTCTGCTGGCATTTGGGAATTCTCCTAATCAGTGCGTATATGAGGCTGTGTGAACGTCGCTCGCTTTCGGCGCGACGGTGTATGTGATCGTTGCTCCACTGATCGCGTAGTCGATGGCTAACGTCTGGTGAACGCCATTCAGGAAGAGCAGGAGCGAGGTCGGAGGATTACTGAGGGTGAATGTTGCGTTCGATCCGTCGAGCGTTCCGGTTGGCACTTCAACGACCGAAACCTCGCCAGCGGTGATCCCGAGAGTCAGGTCGCCGGAGAGATCGCCGCCGCCGGTTAGCGGTGACGTCGTATTGATCCGGCGAGTAGCTGGAACGCCCCCGCCGCCGATCCCGCCGCCGGTGCCGCTTCCGGAGCCGCCGTCTACAGCGTTTCCGTCCGCGTCATAGACAAGCACGTGGCCGGGAACGTACTCAGCCGCGGCCATCTGAACCTTGGGGCCGGTCCCCTTCCGCGAGCTGGCTCGGAGCTGATCATAGGCGATGTTGCCACGAGAGACGAGCGGGCTGCTGCCGCCCGGCGCATCCGGATCCGGAGTAACTGGCGGAGGCGGAGCCGGCGGCGGAACGGTAGGCGGGTCTTCGCCGACCTCGAGCAAGTGAACGGTGAAGTAAATGAAGTAGACGCCGACGAGGATCTTGATACTGCCGGAACCGCCCGCGCCAGTCAGACCGAAGGCAATGACACCCTCGCCGTTCGAATCAGTCTCGGCGCTGGTCGCTGGTAGAACGTCGAGAGTCACGTCCCCATCGAACGGTGTGTAAGTGACGGTGATCGGAACGCCCTGCACGCGCCAGCCAGGGACGGCATAGGTCGATGCGTGTGATACCTCGACGATCACGCCGAACGTCGGGTAATCGTCACCCTGCGCTACGTATGCCCATGAGCCGTACACGTTCTCCAGGAAGTCGCCGGAGAACGTGGGGACCGCGTTATACAGGTCGAACGGGATCGGGTCGCTCGGGTTATAGATGACGGTCGTCGGCATTGATTTCAGTACGTGTACGAAGCCAGGAGCCAGTCGCCATCCTGCGGCGGAATCACGAAGGTGATCGTGTCCGCAGCGATGGTGAAATCCGTATCCTTCAGGAGGTCGACGCCGTTTAGCGACAGGTGGAGAGAGTAGATCGCGGGCGCGTTGGCAAGCGTGAATGTAGCGTTCGATCCGTCGATCGCTCCGGTCGGTATCTCGCGGACGAGGAGCACGTAAGCGGAGATATTCCGCGGAGCTGTATTCTCGTCAGCCTGCCAGCGGACATTCGCTTGATTGGCCGGTGGCGCCGGAGTGGCGTCGTCTAGATTGATTAGCGCCATTTATGTTCCGTTGACGGTCCACATATCATCGAGCGTGCCTTCGCCGGTCGGATGCAGGTCGGATTGCTGGTAACCCTTTGCAGACAGTTCTTCCGAGATGTCCCAGTCATAGATCGATGGGTCTGTTTCCTGCACATCGATCTCGGTGCCGAGCAGCGTCGCGCCGCCTTCGCCCTCGGTCTTGTCGAGGTTGAACCGATGCGCGCTGACCTCCAGGAGTTTGTTCGTCCAGCCGAGAAGCGGCAGAGACATCTGAATGACATCGAGCGCGGTCGCCTGATAGAGCGCCATGTTGAACGCGAACGTCCCGACGCCTTGCTGCCGCCTTCGCATTAGTTCGATCTTTGCGATTCTCTGCGATGCAGCGGTCGAGATCGTAAACGGAAGCTGGATATCCAGCCAGCGCCGGTCGCCTCCGTCCGCGGCCATGTTCGCGTCGCCTTCCGGATATAGCGGCGAGCCGCTGGCATAGCCGTGTTTCGTGTCTTGCGCGTAAGGCGGAATGTCGCTAGACTGCCAGCTGTTGACGGGCGAGATATAGGTCCCCTTGACGCCGTTGAACAGTTCGCGGATCGACAGCTTTGATCGCCAGCGGAACGGTCCGGCTGCTTGCGCGAGCACGCGGCTGGACTCGGCCATCGCGATCGGACTTGTATCCGGAGGACCCTCGAACCATTCGAGAGCGTAGCCGCCGAGCTGAAGAATCGGCGAGAAGCCGAGCGCTGAGAAGTGATGGCGCTCGATCGTGGCGTACGTCAAGGGATTCCGGTCACTTGCGTTTTCCGGATCGATAATGTCTCCGGTCGAGATGTTCGGAATCGCTCGAACTGTAGTCGGAATCAGGCGACCCGTCGAGCCGTCCTCGAACGTCACGTCGATCCAGGTGTCGTAGATCAGCAGCCTGCTTGGTGGATCGTTGTCGCCGAAGATCGAGTCCTCGATATCGAATTGAGCATGGACCGTTCCCGCAACGAGACCGGCGAGCGAGTCCTCGTCGAGTGGGGTCGAATCGACTCGCGTCGTCCAGTCGGAGTCGTCAAATAACCAAGCGGATACTCCTTCGAATAGCCCAATCGGCCCCACATAGAATGCAGCAGCCGCTACGTGAGTCGGACCGTTTGTAAACGAGGAGAGCACGGAGAGCGTCGCGCTCGCGATAGGTGGATAGCCGAGGAAGATCGAGACGCCGGGCCAGCCTGCCGGATGAATCACGAACTGGCCGCCGCTATAGGTCAGCCTTCCCGCGCAGGACGTCAGAAGATTCTGAAGCACTTCGCCGCGCTTCATCGAGAGCGGAAACGTTCCGTTGCACGTGTAGCGATTCTCCGTGCCGCCCGCGGCCAGAGGCACTGTTTCATCACAGAGATTCGCCGCCGCGATCAGTCGATCGTCCGGTATCTCGGTGCCGTAGATCGCGCGGAATCCCCAAGTAGGATTGCTCAGGTAGTCGGCGACACAGAGCGCCGCGTTCGTCGTATATCCGATGCTGCTGAACGGTCCGGTGGCCAGATTGATGTCCATGACGAACTGGACCATGTTGTCGTGCGCATCGAGAAAGGCCATGACTTGGATCAGGCTATAGTCCTGATCCGGTTCGAGCGCGACCGAGTCCCAGCCGCCAGGATGAGAGGCGGAGTTATAGAGCAGCAGCCATGTCGTGCCGCCGTCGAGCGTATACCAGATGCCAGCGCTGCGGAGTAGGACACGCGCTGCGCCTGAGCTGGCCGGAACCGACGAGTTCACATTTAGCCAGAGCGTCTGCGGCGGGATGCTGGCGAACGACCAGATACAGCCTGCGTATTTGTGCGTGTGCTGGAATGCTACGGTCGCACCGCGGCCCGGTTCCCCGCTGACCGCCGCATCCGGATCCAGATACGAGTAAGTGATGTCGTCGTTCAGTCCCCAGTTGGTTGCTTGGTCTTCGCCCAGCTCGTACGGTCCGACGTGTTCATTGTTGCCCCAGCCGTTGAGCAGCGTTGTCGCGCGACTGACAACGATTGGATAAGGTCCGACCCGCGGATCATAGATGTCTTTTTTGCCGCTTACGTGAAAGCTGACCGCGGGCACGCCGCCGACAAAGACTTCGTCGTTGTAGTGCAGACGCAAAAACACGGCGCACTTTCCGAGTAGCCTGTGATCCTCGCCCCACTGGTTGTGGTTGTTATGCGTCAGCGAGTCGATATCTCCATCGTCCGGCGTTCCTAAGATCATTCCTGGAAAGGTCTCGGTATGATCTCCGAGCAGCACTTCCATATGAACTTTTGAGCGGTAGTTCGCCCACGTTGTTCGGACCGATCCTTCGCCGTCGATCGCGACAGCATCGCCGCCACAGGTATACGAGAAAATCAGACTGCCAGGCTCGATACGACTGATGATGCGTACGGGAAACCGTCCGTTCAGGGAGGCGTCGGTCTCGACGTCCTCGACCGTAAGAGCGTCGCCGTCTTCGAGCGATGGAATATTGTCATTGAGCACGACCGTGACTTGATCGTTCAGTCGCTCAATGTGGACGATGTCGATGTGCTGCTGGAGGGGTGTGTAGCTCGATCCGCTGGCGGGATCGATTGTGATCCGGTGACCGTCGAGGAGTAACGAGTCGACGCTCTTACATGGATGGCACGCCAGAACGAGGACCATGTCGAGGTACTTGTTTTGGTCGTCGAACTGGCTGATATGAACGATCGTGCCGCCGACCCTAGCTCTTCCGTAGATCACGTTCCAAGGCGCGATCGGATTCCGCGCCGCGGTGCCGATTCCGGTTACCGGCCCCTTCGAGAGAAGCGTGCCGATCCCGGTGATGACCATGCCGATCCCGATCTTGACCAGGAACAGCGACAGCCCGCCAGTGAACGGAGCGAGGAGAATCCCGGCGATGATCAGCCCGACGCCGATAATGAGCGTGACGTATTTAGACATGCCAAGTCCGGATCGCTACCGACGTGGGAACCTTCCACAGACCGCGAGCGGAGGCGAGGATGATCTCGCGACCGTTCAGTCCGATCAGACCGAGGGAAATGTCGGATCGGTTCGGGACTAGCGCGATATCTCCACGCTGCGCGCAAACGACCGGAATCGCCTGTATTCCGTGCTTAGCAGTAATTGTCTCGACGAGTTCCGCGACTGAGCCAGATCCGTAGGCCGCAATGGCGAGACGAGCCGTTCTAAGCGACGAGTAGGCGCCACGGAAGGAACTAGCCGGATCCACGCCGGTCATCGTGTAGATGGCGCTACAGACGAATAAACAGCAGTCCCATCGCCCATAACGAAACGGCTCGGACTGATGCTCCAGCAGGAACGCGTGAAGCAGGCTCTGCCAGTCAGGCTTTCGCGTCACAGGTTGTTTTTTCCCGATGGCGTCCGGCCCCAGTAGATTCCGACTTCCTGAATCGAGTTAACAAATTCGAAGCCGCGGTCGCCAGGATAGTCTCTCTGCTGGTCTTCGTTCGTATACCGCCGATCGACGGCAACATTCATCTCTATCAGCTTGTTCTCACAGGCGATCGAGATCGTCGAGGTCTTTCCGTCGACGTCGAGCGTCGGCTGGTCCATCATTCCGGCGAAGCAACAGACCGGATCGCCGATCATTTCGATGTCGTCGTCGAAGACGCCGAGGAAGACCCGGACCGGTAACGCCACTTGGAACTCGCGAAGGATGCCGGTCAGCAGCGAAGAGTCGATCCCGCTCAGCGTCAGCGTGATCCCCTTAGCCTCTACTGAGCTTCCTTCCTCGATCGTCGAGATACTACTCAGTGAACCGAGTCCGAGCCAGTCGTGACCGCCCCATGCAATCGTGCCGGTGCCGTTCCAAACGTAGATCGGGCCGCTCGTAAACCACGCTTCGACGAAGATCGCTGGTTTCAGTTCCGCGCTTCGGATGGCGGCAAGATACGCCGCGGTCATCTCGCGCGGCACTTATCTAGCCTCGCGAATCTCGAACTGCATCCCGTAATACCGAGACTCTGTAAGCGACCATTTGCGCTCGTTAGTTTTTAACCGCCACAGGCCCTTCGTGTTGTTCAGCGTGACGGCATCTCCATCCGCGGGAGGCTCGCGAAGCTGCGGCCAGATACTCAGGACGAGTTTACCTGCTCCGTCCGCGGTAGCGATCGCGAGCGACCGGTAAATCCGATAGCCGATCTGAATCCAATCACCAGGAAGAAGAACGCCGACCGCTCCAGGCGTCCAGCCCTTGAGCGCGATCGAGTAACCCTTCTGTCCGGCTCCATCGACTAACGGCGTACCGAGACCGCTCCCGCGGGGCGAAACGGCAAGCGGGTCTCCGAGCTGGAAGATCTTCGCCTGACCTCGCAGACTCATCAGAAATGCGATCCACTCCTGCGCCTGCGAATGAGTCAGCGTTGGCATAGATACGGACGCTTCCATGAACGACGCCTGCCAGTCTTGCGTCTGCTGCTGACCGGTGAACGGCGAGACGCTCACGGCGACCGTATCGATGGCTGAGTACTCTACGGTAGCCGGAGCTGAGGGTTCTGTCGGCATGACGACGATGTCCCAGCCGTTGAAGGTTGCCATCTCATCTCCTCGCCGTCTGCGGTGTGCGCTTCAGGTGTTCCTGCCCGACCTGGAACCCGGTTCCGATCGCTGAGTTATGCGCCGCAATAATCGCTGCTTTCGTGCGCTGCTCCGTGAGTACAGGATCGGTTCCTCGCGCATCGATCACATAGTGATGACTCGACGCCGATCCGCCTAACATGCGCTTCGACTGCGCGTTGCTGGAGATTCGGCCCGACGCGCCGCGGAGAATCTCAGGGCCGCTCTCGCCGACGATATAAGCTTTGTCGGGAGAGACGAAGCCGCCTTTCGCCATGTAGGAGATTGTGCTCGTTGCGGCTCCGGCCGCCTCGCCTCCGCCGCCGCCTTCACCGCCGCCTCCCAGCAGGCCCATGAGTGCGCCGGTTATAGCCTCCTTCCCAGTCTTCTTTTCTGTGACCTTGACCCAGTAAGCGGTCGCTTCTGTCTGGCCATCTCGCTTGGCGGTGGTTCCGAAGAAGTTTTTGAAGTCAACGCCGAGTGCATCTCCTGCGACTCCTACCGCCTCATCGGCGAGGACGCCCCCGGGACCCTTATCGTCGCCGGTCGGTCCCTTGTCTTCATCGCCGCCAAGGCCGAGTATCTTTTTCAGCTTGTTTTTTAGCCCGTCGAAGATAGCGCCAAGCGGCCCCTTGCCGCCCTTGTCTTCGAGCCCGTCGCTCAGCTTCACATACCACGGGTTCTCTTTCGTGCCGTCTGGAACGCCGGGCATCTTGATTCCTAGCGCCTTGCCGATCGCGCCGATCCCCTTCGCGAGTGCCTGCTTGATACTCGCGTTGATCATTTGTTTGCCGATGTCTTTCAGCATCGCGCCGAAGTCCGCCTTGCCTCCGGTGATCAGCTCGGTCAGGTTCGCAGCTACCTTGTCGAAGGCGGAGTGTAACGCCTCATAGATGATCCTGCCGGTGTCTTTCGCCTGCTTCTGCATATCCAGGAAGAACGCTGTAACGCCGTCCTTTGCTTTCCCGGAGCGGAGCAGCAGACTGATCGTCTCGTCTGTCTCCGTGTTGAATGCGTCCTGAGCCTTGGTCGCCAGGATCAGAGATTGCATGTACTGATCCCATTCGCTCGTCGCTGGCTTCATTGCGCCGCGCAGGCGCTCGATCTCGACGGTGGTCGCCCTGTGCTGGTCAGCCGGTGAACGCAAGGCCAGCGCGTCCTGTGCGTCAACCTGCGCCCATTGAGCGTGTTCCAGCGCGGTGATCGCGTCGCGCTGCTTTAGCAGGTTCTGATCGTTCGGAGTTTTATCGATAGCCTGATTGAGTGAATAGAGTTTTGCCTGAAGCGCTGCTTCCCGCTGCGCTTGCGTCGACAGACCGATCGCGTTCAGGATCAGCTTGCGCGTCGCCAGCTCCTCCTGCATCCCGTCGAGGTTGCGCTTGTCTGCCTCCGCCCACTCTGCCTCCGTGAGCGCTTTGACGGCGTCGCGCTGATTCTCCAGTGCCTTTTTATTGTCGGGCGATGCTTTCGCAATCTGCTGATTGAGCGGCAGGAGCCTCGCCGCGAGTGCTGCTTGACGCTCAGCAGTCGCTCCTTGGCCGATTGCGGCATTGATCAGCTTACGAGCGGCTAGCTCGTCCTGGAGAGAGACAACCGTTTTATTGGTTGCCGCGTTCAGCTCGTTGATCGCCTGCGTCGCGAGTGCGGATTCAAGAGCCCCCTTCAGCTCATTGAATTTTGCCAGCTCGGCATTCGTTTTCCGGTAGCTGGCTGCGAGGAGCGTATTTGAGATCGTCGCTGCTCGAACAGCGTCATCGCCTTCGAGGATCGCCGCGGCCATCACGCGCGCCTGCTCTGAAGCGAGAGAAGCCGCGTCGAATTGACTGACTAGTCCTGTGCTGTAAGCGACCAGCGCGGTCGTCGACGCTTCGAGTGCGACCCGGTAGCGAAGCTCCTCCTTCTGCCCTAACGTGAGTTCCTTCCGGTCGGCATTCTTCAGCTTCGTATTCAGGTCCAGGATGATCGCTTCGGCCTTCTCTGCCGCGGTGACCGCCGCGATCGCGTCCGGCGTATCGCCGACCACGGCGAGGAATGCCTTCTGCGTCTCGATAGCGAGCTTTAGCTTCTCGATCTCTTCCAGGTACGGATCTTTTTCTCGCTTCGCTAGACCGCGAAGATCTGGCGGTGGGTTCCCGCCCCTTCCGCCGCCTCCGGGTTTATTGTCAGCGTTCGTCGCTGCGGCTGCGTCGCTCTTCTCCTTTGCTGCTGCCGCTTCGCGCTGGCGCTTCGCTTCATTGAGTGCGTCGATCGTGAATTGAGGTACGAGATTGCCCGATACCTTCCTCATCAGGTCCGCGATCGCGCTAAACGTTTTCGTCAAGCCCTGCAGAATGACGTCATTCGATATGAGCTTCGTGAAGCTAGTCCAGGCTGTTTTCAGGAAGGCCACCAACTTGCCGAACTTGTCGCCGATCCAGGTAAGCACATTACCCATGACGATCCAGGAAGCGCCCCACCAGTCTCGAAGCTGGTAAGTCGTTCCTTTGATGCTGAAGGTCGAATCCCGGAACTTATATAGCGCGATACTTAGCCCGACGATCGCGGCGATCGCTATTCCAACCGGCCCGCCGACCGCGGCTAATGCTCCGCGGAGCACGAAGGCTCCTGCGCTCGCGATTCCTTCCGACGTGGCCAGCGCCATCATAGAGGCTGTCCCGACCGCTAGTTGTCCCCAGACCTTCGCGAGAACCGGAACGACCTTGTCCAGCCCCAGGAACCCGAGCGTCATCGTATTTAGCGCTTTGCCGACGTTCCCCACACCTCCGGCAGAGAGCTGAGCGATCAGAGGAATGGCGATCGTTGTCAGTTTGATCGCCGCGAGCGCTTCGAGCGCGATCTTCAACTCTCGTGCGTGTTTGACGGCGAACTCTAGCGCGTCTCCCGTAGCGATGACGGCCTTCGTTATGCCAGCGCCGAATGTTTTCGCGAGCGCCGGTATGTCGGCCTGCTTCGTCAGGTCTAGTAGGCGAACGATTAACTGATTGATCGCCGGAAGCGTTGCACCGAGAAGAGTGTTTCCGATCCCATCGAGAAGCCCGTGGAACCGATCGATGTTGTCTTTTGCTTCGCCGGACAGAGCACCCGTAGCCGTACTCAGCACGAGGCCGAATCGCTCTGTCTCTTCGTTGACCTTCGCCTGATTCTCTCCGAACTGATTGAGGTACGGGATCGCCGACTCTGCGGCCTTCCCCATCGTTTGCTTCGCCAGCGCTGCCTTATTTCCGCTATCCGCCATCGAGGCCATTTTGACGGCGATCTCCGTCATCACGATCCCGGAGTCCCGGAGATGACCTTTGCCGTCGTCCGTCTTTATGCCCAGAGCGTCGAAAGCCTTCGCCAGCTCCTTGTTCCCAGTCATCGCTTCGAACTGAGCTTTATTTAAGTTGGCGAGCATCGCGCCAAGCTCACTGGTAGAGAGATTGTTCATCCCGGCCTTGAGCTTGCTAAGCGTCTCCGTGGTGGAGCCGGTCGCCTGCGCGAGATCGTTCAGCGCATCCGCGGCATTGAGCGATCGCATGATCACCGCGGCTGTCCCGGTCGCGATCGCAGCTCCCATTGCGAGACCGATCGCGGAAATCCTTTCTAACGAGCGCTTGATGTCCGTAGCGGTACGGGCGGACAGATGGCTCATTTTGTCCATCGACTGCGAGAAGGAAGCGGTTGAGGCTTTGAGATCGATCGTAAGTGTGCCGACTACGACAGCCATGGGTTCTCTTTAACTTGCCTTTTTGAATCCGGCGAACGCTGCGCGAACGTCCTCGCCAGTCACTGGAAGGAGCGGCTCTCGCTTCATTGGGTGAACCATAAATGCCTCAGCAGATAGCGGCGTGTCTGGTCGACAAAAACCGAAGTTCGCTGTAGTCGACGCAATGATTCCAATCAGGAGTTCTTGCCGCTGATGCTCTTTCAATAGACGCTTGCGAAGCTCGTAGACCATTGAAGGCGTCATATCGAGCCACTCCGAATCCGTCAGGCCAAGCTCGATACGGGCGGTCGACCATGCCTCCATCCACGTAAGCGGCTGGCTTACTCGCCGACCGCTTTCGTAGGGCGCTCTTCTTCAGCCTCCACTTCCGGCATCGAGGCCGCCCAGCCTTTCACCAGAGCTTCCTGTACCAGGGCGAGGTTCTGAGGAGTGATCAGATCTCCGACCTCCTCGATCGTGAAGGGTGCTTTCGCGCGCTGCAACACGGCAAACAGCAGCGCGCGAATCAACGTAGCGTTCGGGTTGAGAATGTTCGCTTCGCCGCGGAGAACATTCAGACCGGTTAACGCCTCGACTTCGATCAACACGTTATGCGTGACGACGATCGGCCAGGTCTTCCCGTCGAGTTTCAGCTCGACCTTCGTGACCAGCTTCTCTACGATCAGTTTCGGCTTCGGCATACAGCCCCTTAGGCAACACCCTCGACGATCGAGCCGGTGATCTCGACGCCCATCGAGAACTCATTCAGCTTGCTCGGCTCTAGCGGTCCGGTCTCGTACTTGTTGATGAATCCGAGCCCGGTAACCGTATAGGTCTGCGTGCTGGAGTTGATCGGAGCCGTGATCTTGAAAGGGAAGACCGTGCGCGCCTGGGCCAGAGTCTTGATCTGTAGCTGGCTGGCATCGCCGATGAAGTTGCCCATGATCTCTACAGTGCCGGGCTTGATCAGTCCAGGCAGCTTCTCTTCTGTAGCATCAGGGCTCTGGAGGTGCGTAGCGTCGATTGCCGGGATCGTCATCAGTGAAGGCTTGATCGACTTCACTTCGGCCACGGCTGTGTAACCGGTGGGACTGGCGGAGTCTCCCACGAAGAACTTCGCGAGGTATCCGATCGTTGCTTTCGTTGCTGCCATTTGTTTGTTTCTCCTTTTGCCTTTTACGTCTGGTCGAACCAGATTTCGAACTCGATCATTCGCCGGTAGGTCCGGCCAGCGTCGTCAAAAAAATCAATCGTGTTAGATCGAAAGATCGCGTGAACATAGGTCGTATCGACCGGCGAGCTGTTCACGGTCAGGGTTCCTGAAAACCCACTCAGGACGGTATTGATCGCATTCGCTAATCGAATGACCTCCTGGCCGGTGTTGCCGTAGCAATCGATCTGAATTCGCCGGAAGGTCAGCTCGACCGGACCGATCAGCGTATAGTTCGGAACGTCCGAAACGATGAAGTAGGTCCAGTTCGGGAGCAACGCGGCTTTCGGCAGCGTCAGCAGGAAGCCGCCAGTCGCAGCGATCGCGGAGACAGCCGCGGTCCCCTGCACGAGATCGACCAAGCCCTTTTCGATCATTACTTCAGCGTTTCTATACCGGCTCGGATCTCTGAGGTGAAGGCGTCCTGCGCGCTAGCCGCGGTCGCATCGAAGGCAGGCCGCAGCCAGGGACGGGCAGGCATATTCTTAGTGCCGAATTCGGAATACATGCCGTAAACGCCCGGCGACTCATTGCCCTTCTCCTTGTCTCTCTTCGGGCCGATCTTGACTGATCCAGACTGCTGCTTCGGTGACATCTTGACGGTCATCGCGATCGCGTCTCGGAGCCCGCCCGTCTTGACTGGAGCGCGCGACTTCGCTGCATTCACGAAGTGCTTACCGCCAGCGCGAAGAGCCTTGCGGAGAGCCGCCTTCGCGAGCTTCGGCCCCGCTTGAGACAGCGCTTCCTCGACCCCCTTGAGGCCATGTATTTCCACCTTGATGTCCATAGCTTGCCGACTTTGGTGCTCGAAAATTTACCCCTGTGTAAATAATTTCCGGGCCGTAAATTTTCAAACAGTGATGTCCGCTTTGAAACTTAGTCGTTCGCGCCGAGCGCCACACAGAAGAGCACGAGAACGATATTCATTTCGTCGATGTTCTGCGTACCTTGGATGAGATAGGTTCCGTTATTCGCGACGACGCGCATGTTCGCCAGGATCTCTGGCTGGTAATAGATCTTCACTAAGATAGGAACCTGTGAGACGATCTGGCCCGAACGGATAACTTCAGAAGCGCTCGCGACTTCGATCGCAGCATAGACGGAGTAAAGGTCCGTATATTCCACCGTTGGTCCGGACTCATCCGAAGAAGGGGTTTGCTTCTGAATCGTGACCCGGTGAATCATCGCGCCGGGATCGATGCGCGGCCATTTTTTCATTAGGTGTTCGTTACAGAACGTCGAACGTGATGATCGGAGCGGCTAGAGTCTCGGCAGTAATCGCACCGCCAGAAAATACGGCAGCGCCGGTGCATGTAGAGATCGTGCCAGCCGAGGCGCCGGTATAACCCACTCCCACTGAAGTGATGGTCACGACTCCCGTCGGGACGCCGCCCGATACTGTGATGGTGCCAGCGCCGCCCGTGCCAGTGCCGGTAAAGGTAACCGTCCGCGTGCCGTCCGTGCAGCCCGAAGCTCCTGACGAATAAGTGGGAGCCGTCGAGATCCAACCGCCAAGAGAGATAACCTTGACGGTTAAGCGGTCAAATTCAACGGTCGTGAAGCTGTGCGTTAGGTCTCCGCAAAAGCCTGCGGTCGAGGAGGTACAGGTCAGCGCTGTTGCGACGCCGCCCTTGTAGACGGTGAACACTCCGGAGTTTGTCGTAGTGCTAGCTACCGACATAATGACCCGCAGGTTTTTTACGGTGCCTGCGCGAACGGGTAATCCAAGGAACGAGGTGGAAGATGCACAGGCCGTCGTAGTTACCTGGAATGGATAGAGAACGGTTGTTCCTCCGGAGATAATGGTGCCAGTACACCATCCGACGAACGTCGTTCCCGAACCTGGAATACCAAAGTTGAACGTAGCCGCGGCGCTTGTCCCGACGTTAGCAACCGTTGGCGTCGCCCCCGGGTTTAGCGCTGTAACAGTCCCCACTGCGATCGTTGCCGCCGCTCCGGTCGAACCCGTTGAGCCGGTCGCACCTTGAATTCCCTGGATGCCTTGCGCGCCGGTTGTTCCTGTTGATCCGGTGGGCCCGGTGCTACCTGTTGGGCCCGCGACTCCCTGCGGGCCGGTCAGCCCTGTGTCGCCCGTATCTCCCTTGACACCCTGGGAGCCAGTTAAACCGATAGTGCCCTGCGGCCCCGTTGGTCCGATGTCACCCGTGTCACCTTTGACGCCTTGAGGTCCGGTTAGCCCGGTCGATCCAGTCGCTCCAGTAGGACCCGGCGGCCCCTCCGGCCCCTGCTCGCCAGCCCCGCCCGTATCGCCGGTGTCGCCCTTGACGCCCTGCGGCCCTTGCGGACCGGTGACTCCGATAGGACCCTGAGGACCTTCCGGCCCGACAGGCCCCCCCGCGGGACCCGGTTCACCTTGCGCGCCCTGCGCGCCTGTAGCTCCTGCTGGCCCGGTGGGTCCGGTCGGCCCCGTAACGGTCGCCGGGAAGGGTTGCGGGAAAGTCTGCGTCTCGATCCCCTGACTCAATTTGAATGGTCCGCCGCTAGCCGGAATCGTCCAATACCGAGTGAACTGCACAGTGCCGGTAAGGGGCACAGGACGCTTCACGAGATAGACCGCAGTGATGGAGCTGCTAGGCGGGACACAGACCGACAGCGCGCCTGCGGTGACCGTCGTTCGCGCTTGCGACTGAACTAGCGTCCCCGCTCCGTTCGGAACCGAGTAACCGATAGTGAGATCGATCGTTCCGGTCATCAGGCCCGGCGTCGACGCGCCGAGCGCGCCGAGTGTATCCGTGATCTGGATACAGTTTGTTTGAGCGGACAGCGCTCCGGCCAGCGCAAACAGTGCGAACAGAATTCGTTTCATTTATGGAGAAGCCTCTATCGAGCGCGCTCGTTCGCCCCGTAGGAGAGGCACGCTGTAATCGCGTAAGGGATCTCCTCTAGCGGCACGTCAAAGGGTAGCCGTGTATGGAACCACGCGGAGATCAGCAAGCGCATACCGATTCGGATACGAGCGCCTGCGTCCTGCCAAAAAATAGAGTCCGGAGAGTAGCCGCTTGTGAATCTGACGACGATCGCGGAGGATGGCCACGGAGTGAACGACGTCCATATCTGGTTATAAAGCGGCATCACCACGCCCGGGACTTTCGCCGAGTCAACGACGAAGTCGGTATCTTGCGCGAGCGATACATACGCTCCGTCTGAGGTTCGGTACTGCACCGAATCTACAGAGACGAGCGGGGCTCGTAACTTGATCGCTGTCGATGGCCAATAGTCGAGCGAGAGATCCCACTGCTTCCGGATCAGATCGCGATTCTGTAGGATCTCGGCAAGCTCGCGCGCCGCGGAGATCATCGACCCGAGTAGACTCTTCTCTTCATCGTCCTGAACGGCCCGGGTCGGGATCTTCAAGTAGCTTTGAACTTCCTCAAGCGTTAGCGGTTCCGTGAATGACTGAGGCGGCGACGCGTCCGTGAGATTGAGCGAACCGTATCCGGCCAGAACGCCGTACGTAGACCCTACCGAGAACATAGATCCTCCAGCGTTAGCGGCCCGGCGTGAAGTAGCTTCGCCTGACCGGGAACCTCAGGGAGATCGCCCTGGACGATATGCCGGTAGCCGTCCTCGTTCCTGTTGTGCGGATCGCGAAGGTTATACCACGCGTACTTTCGAAGACGGTCCTCGCGGTGGAGGTAACCGAAGTGCAGAAGCGCTGCGTCGATCGGTCGCGCGTAAGGCTGCAAGTCGCGGGGCACGTTCCCGCAGTGAAAATTACCGCCTGCGTGCGTGGCCTGGAATGTAGCGCCGTCTGGCCGGAACATACTCGGTCGTCGAAAGCGTCCGTAGACGCCATCGGTTCGGACCTGTGTTTCGCTGTCCCAGAGATAGAGCACGCGAAAGCTATAAACGAGCGCCGCACGATGCCGGGAAACTGCGCTAACCGTTTCAATAGCCCCAGGTTCCAGCAGCTCGTCGCCATCGATCATCAGAACCCATTCCGCTCCGGCCGCTTTTTGGAGAAGCCAGTTTTTGTCGCGCGCCTCGTCTAAGTTGGCGAACGGAGATTGATAGACAGTCACACCAGGAAGCGGCGTACATAGGTCCGGCGTGCCATCGGTCGAGTGATCGTCCATGACGAGGACCTGATCGCAGACCGGCAGGATCGAGGAGATGCAGCGCTCGATCCAGCGCGCCTCATTTCGTATCCGAAGTAATCCGGTCACGCCGCGAGACTCCAATCCCAGAGCGCCGACTCGCTATCCATATACGGCGGCCAGAGACGCTGCCAGCCACGCTCCACGTAGGTCTCGCTGAGCGTCCGCCACGGTTCTAGGGTCATGCGGTCCAGCAGGAATACAGGAAGAGAAGGCGTCAGCCAAGCCTTACTGACCGGCTCCGCGGCCTGCCAAGCCGTAAAGCCGAAGCGACCCTGCGGCTCCGGCAAAGTGGTGAATGCTCGTCCTCGCATCAGGCCGATGCCGCCAATGTGAGAAGCTACGGAAACGCCTCTCACGCTGGGGGCGGGTGCGGGCTCGTACATCGCCTCGATCCCCAGCAGGTCTATCTCAGGATTCGCCGACATCACATCGAGACAGTCATCCAGCCAGCCGGGCGGAAGCATCGTGTCGTTATCGATCTTGCAGAAAAGATCAGGGCGACGACGAGTAACGAAATCGTTCAGCACGGCGACCGGCGAAAGGAATTCGCTTCGCCATAACTCGCAAGGGACCGGGATCGAAGCCGTCGCGCGGTCCAGGTACTCGAAGGTTCCGTCGACCGAGTGCTCGTCGTATAGCGAGACGTGAGAGACGCTGGCCCAGTTCGTGTTGAGCAACATGGCTGCAAAGGTGGCTTGCGTGAACGCTAGCCGGTTGTGCGCGAGATAGAGAAGCTCGATCATGCGACGATACCCGTACGCTCGAAGATTCGCCGAGTGATCGCGACCCGAGCGTCGTTATGCTGCACGTGGCGATACATCCGGTTGTCGTTCATCGCGCAAGGCAAAATCTGAATCCTTGGAAATACCGTCTTGTGTTGCGTCAGAGCGGTGAACACTCGATCCGCCTCGCGAAAGAAGAGCGAGTCCTGCTCCCAGCCCTCGAGAACCTGAATCAGCCGCCGGTGGAAGAGCGCGCCGAATCCGACCAGCGTGATCCGGCCCGGATACTGCGCTCCGTGCTCCTCGGTCATTGCGTTCACGACGATGCCGGGCTCATAGGCGTCGATTAGCGGCTGGATGTCGGTGATACAGTCATCGTCCTGCGTATAGATCCAGGTATGCTTCGCTCTCGCCGCGGCTACGTAGCGGTTGAACGGCGACGTTCCGTGAATGAACTCGATGTCATCGATTTCCAGATATCCTTCGAGATGCTTCCGGATCGCCGATAGATCGACATCGCCACGAGTTGGAATAACCGCGGAGATCAAGAAGGTCTCGCCAGCACGCCATAGCCAAGAGCGAACGTGAAGCCGCCGAGATTGATTCCCGCGCGGCGCTCGTGTAATAGGACGTCGAACCCGGCGTATCGCAGCAATCGACTCATCCCAGCCTTCGTAAATCGCCAGAGATCATCCTGCTCGACCTCGTCCCAGCAAGTCGCGTACGTCAACACGAGATGCCCGCCGAACTGAAGCTTCTCTCGCAAGCGCTCCAGCTCGTACCGAGGATCGTGAACGTACTGGAGGACCTGATTACAGATCACGCAGTCAAACTGTCCGTCTGGCCACTGATCGCCCTTGTCGTATGGCACATACTCGCCGTCGACCAGATCTCGATACGGCTCCGGCTCGCGACAAGTGCCGAGCTTGCCTGCTCCGAAGTCCATGACGCGTCCGCGAAGATAACCGCTGTGGTTCTCCATGAAGGCGCGTATCGACTGGCGCTCGTGCTCGCGGATCGTGTCGTTATTCCAGGTAATACTCATACTGCGGTCGCAAGAAGTGATCGCGCGTGCTAGCCAGCCGCAGTTGCGATCCGTAACAGGCCAGTGCTCTTAGCTTCAGCTCCGGCCAGGAAGCATCAAATGATACCGGCTTGCCCGTCGACTTGCCCTGTGTGGTGTACGTCATATACGAAGTCACTCGCGGGAAGATTCGCCGTGCGAAATCGCCGATCAGATTGTGGTGGACGTGTCCGCCCAGTTCGTTCGCCGGTGCATAGACCATTTCCGGCTCGCCATACTCTCGTAAGCGCTCGACCAACCCGGTTAGTGGCTGATCGTCGCGGAATCCGAGGAACTGGAGAGGCGCGCCGAGTATCTCCATTGCGGCTAGCGATTCCTTTCGCCGCTGATCCGCTGTTACTCCGTATCCTCGGTTCTCCTGAGCGTACGAATCCGTGACGACCACGACGGTCGGCGTCTCGCGAAGGATTGTCCACGATCCGAACAGGGTTTCATCGTCGTTGTGGGGGGACAAAAACAGTTTCATGCGTGATAGCGGCGACGTGGTACGTCTCGTGTTTCGGGCTCCCTGAATCTCGGATCGCCTCAGCTATAGCGAATAGCGCCTTGGCGATTGCAAATAGACCGTCGACCATCGTCGCGGTTTCCGGAGACCGGTCTGCCAGAGAGCCCGGGGTTAGAAGCGATCCCCTGGCGGTGATTAGTACGCTCATTCGAGGCTCCCCCATTTCCGTAGGTAGATCTCGGCTCCTGCGCTGATATCGCCCGCGGTGTGAGGATGGCCGCGGAACGTACTTCGAAGGGACTCGTGATCGACAAAACAGCCGTCGAAGATTCCGATCTTTAGCCCATGCTCCCGTACGCGACGGCAATAGTCGTTATCGTCCCATCCATACGCCGTATACCGTTCGTCGAGCAGACCGACCTTGTCGATCACGACGCGAGGAATGAGTACGCAGATGAAAGCCACGGTGCGCGCCTCTTCTCGCAGACCGATCCCGCGATGATATTGCGCTCTGTTGCCAGCCACGTTAGTGGTCGCCGAGATGACTCCGAACGTGGGGTTGTCTTCCGCGACTTCTAGCAACTGAGTGAAGCCTAGCGTCGTTTTCAGCATGGCGTCATCGTTGAGCAGGATCACGTCGTCATCATCCGCAGCTTTGATCCCGAGATTGCAGTTCCGCGCGAATACAAACGGCTTGATGCCCGGAATGATCGTGCTTCCATCGAGGCAGGATCCCTCCGAATATTCGAAGCTCCTCGGCTGGTAGCCGAAAGAAGCCTCCAGTCCGTCATCGACCACGATGAGGCGCAAGGCAGGTTCGTTGGCATGAAGCGCCGTGACGCATGCTCTTAGGTTCGAGAATGTCTTACTCGGAATGATTACGGAGAGGCTCATATGGCTTCAATAGGGAAGGGGCCGCGAACGCCCGCGCTATGTCGCTCTGCGGCTTCAAGCGCTACTTTCATGCGCGCGTGAGGTTCCATGCCTTTCGTCGCAAAGAGCGCGCCCAGGATGATCGCCTGGCCGCAGCCGCAAGCATCGTAGCCGTCCATCGATTCTGCCACCTGGTAGTCAGCGCCTACGTAGAAAAGCCCGGCCTTCAGGCACTCGCGTACGGCGTCCACGAATACGGTGACCATGAAAGCGTAGGTATCGAGGTCGTGCTGTTTCGGCGGCTGCAACTTATACCGAAGGAGCTGACCCATCCGGAACGAGGAGGTGAAGCCGAACAGGAATTCCCCGTTCCTAAAAACCTTGGAGTCTGCCCGGACCATTAGATCGAGACCCGCCACGGCAGCGCTGTCGGCACCGATCCACACCTTCCCTTGGTCGCAGAACCCGGCGATCGCAGTCACTTGACCGCCTCGAGTACTGCGGTGATCTTAAAGACATCCTCGTGGACGTCCTTGTACATCCGCTCGAGCAGGGAGACCAGGCGGAAGGCCGCGGTGATCCCGTAGGACTTCGCTAATCGTTGATGCGCGAATGACCCAGCCTCGAAATATTGGAACGAATTCATAGACCAAGGCGATAGGTGCGTCGGGTCCTGAGCCCAGCCGGCGCCTTTCGTAGCGCTCGGCACTTCGACCGTGGCCCGGGCTCCCGGCTTCAGGACTCGGTGAAGCTCGTTCATCGTTAGGATGCGGGATGGAAGGTGCTCGAAAATATCGTGCGCGCGAACCTCATCGACGCTCGAATCCTCCCACGGCCAGGGCTGCGACAGGTCTGCGATCACGTCGGCAGGCGGAACGATGTCGACTGACAGGAAGCCAGGAAACGCGCGGTCGCAAGCGCCGAGATTCAGATTCATTTGTGTAAAGTCTTCTTTACGCTTCTGGGCTTGAGTAAAGGAAAAGGCTCTTTGCCTTAACGTAATTGACCGCCGGTGAATGGCTGACAGTCCAGATCGCAATGCAGCACCGTCCGGCAACGAGTGCAGCGGTATGTCGCACCAGCCGTTTCCGGTGAGTAACTGATTAGGCAGAATCTCGGGACCCCGCGAATGAGCCCCAGCTTACATAGCGCCTGAACCCACCACACGCACCGCTGATGGTAAATAAGCCACTGGCTTCTGCTGAGGCTCCGGATAGTAGCCGACTATCCTGCCCCCACGGCTCAGGCATCGAGAAGCTTCCAGTTATCCCCCATCTGCCGCGGGCTCGTATTACCCGGGTGAATCGTGGCGTGCATCAGGTCGCCTGCGTCGGCTGTAACGAGCATTCGATTCGAGAACGCCGCGGCGACGAATTGGTTATCCTCGCCGACCTGGAGATAGGGGAACCGGTGCTGCTCCCAGTAATCGCGCCGGTAACAGAGCGACGTCCCGAGCGAGTAGTGTTTCTCGCCGTTATATTTCCACCAGCGGACGCCATCCGTGAACCGCATTGAGTGGTAGCCGGTGACACTCTTGCCGCTTTCCTGGAGCCGCTGGAGCTGATCTGCCAGCCGTCCTGGAGCTGAATAATCGTCATCATCCCAGTGTGCGATCACTTCTCCGGCTGCGCGATCGCATCCGAAGTTCCGCTTCTCGCCGATCTCCGCGGCCCCGCTAAGTTCGATCAGGCGGACGTTACCGCTATCAGGAACCAGATCGCGAACGCTCGCCCCGTCTGCGAGAATCAACAGCTCGCAAGTCGGATAGGTCTGCCTCTGAAACTGCTCGATCGCCTTCGGCAGCCACTCTCGCCTGTTCCGGGTCAGACACAGACACGTGACGAAACGGTGTCCGCGCGCTCACCTCGGGAGCTTCCGGAGTGATCACTTTCGTCTCGTATCGGATCGAAGGCGATTCTGGTCGGCGTGCTTTATTCATCCGGAGGAGCTGCTCGCCGACGTCATCCTCGCAAGTGAACTCGTGACCGCCGTCTACCATTCCGTAGTCGCCGCAGAGCTGAGAATTTGCTATCAATCGCATATTTGCAAAGTACGTTCCGACCGTCTTCGAGATGGTCTAGGCTTTCGAATTGTGACCGCTTTCGTTTTCGTTTTCTTCGGCATGTTTGAAAGTTGGGTAAAACGGGGATACAGGCCATGCCCTGCACCCCGCCGAGAAAGCTTATCTAGGCATGGAAGCGCCGTTAAAACTTAGGCAGGGCTCGAAGCGAACGTCCCCTTGATGAATGCGCCCGGCTTTTTGACTGCCAGGCCGACGCGCTCTTCGCAGAGCACCGTCGCCAAGTTGCTGGTGAAGTTCGAGGCGTGCTCGAACGAGATCTCGACTGTCGCCGCCATACGGTCGACCAGTTCCGCCGCTCGCGCAAACGAGCCGGTTAGGAACGTGCCCGGCGTGATCGAATCGCTCTCGACAACCGGAAGGCCCCAGACAAACTTCAGCTCGGTTCCGGTCTTCGGATCGCCGATGATATACCGGCCCTTGTGCGCTACTCCGCCCGACTCATCCTTGATCAGTTCGATCTCGGCCATGTCGGTCGGATGGAGCACGAAGGCGTCCGGCGAATAGGTCGCGAGGCCAGCCAGCCGCGCTTGTAGCTTCGCGTGACGAAGCTGATCCAGGCGCGTATAGGACGAAACGTTGTCGTAAGCGGTCGAGTAAGCGGTCGCCTGGGTAATGATGCCGTTCAGGTGCTCACCTGTACCGTCGCCCGACAGAATCTCGGTTTCTTCCTTCAGCAGCAAGCCGTACTTCAGCTCGCCGTCGATCGTCTCACGCAGCCACGGCACATCGTCGAGCGCCTGACGAGACACATTGACGAAGTGCGCAATGGTCTTCACGGTGCCGCTCTGGACGTCCCATGAGTACGTGGATTCCGACTTCGCCAACGCCTCTACCTGCGGCGATGCGAGGTTCGTCCGGACCGTCTGACGGATCCAGTCAAAAGCGTTGCCGGTCGTCAGCGGACGGACTGCGATCAGGTCCCGGATACGAAAGCCCTGCATTGACAGGGGGATCGGGCCGCTAAGCATGACACGAGAAACTACACCGCCCGTGCCGCTACCCAGCGCGCCCTCTGTGATGTTCGCCTTGCGCTCGAAGGCGCTCGACTTCAGGTGGATCGTTACAGGCCGCTTGCCTGCGAAGCCGTGCTCCTTCGCTTCGAGGAACTTCTCGTTCTCGCCGACTAGGTCGCCGAGGCTCTTCTGCTGCGTCGCACTCTCTACGTGGCGAGTGGCCATCTTCAGATCGATTGCATCTACCTGAGTCTGGAGTTTGCCGAGCTGCGATACGGCTGTATCGAGCGCGTTTTTGGTTTCGGTTTGGACCGTGCCGAAGTTCTTCAGATCTTCCTTCGCTTTTGCCTGAAAGGTCGTGATGTCGGTGGTCAGTTCGGTTAGTTTCTGGTCAAGGGGTTCCATACCAGGGCTCCTTTGAGTTGAGTAAAGAGTGCCGAGTGGTCTGGAACCGGCTCGGGTTTGACTGCTTGTTTCGCGGCTTCTGCTTCCGAAGTGTCGGCGCTATCGTCGGCGGCTTCGTCGTCCAGAAGTGCAAACAAAAGATCGGTGGCGGACTTCACTTTCTCGTGTGCTGTCCGGATTGTTCCGGTCGTAGCGGCGCTAAGCTTGCGCCCGGCCTTCTCTTCGACCGGCGAGCGCTGCATCGTTTCCATGCTTCCGTACTCGCGCTCTAACCAGTCGAGGTACGCCGGAATGAATTCCATGTAAGTTGCGCCGAATTCATCAATGCACGCCTGCGAGGCGGTGATCTTCTCCTCGCGCGTCAGATCGCTAGCCCAGGGGATCGAGCAGAGCGACGACCGGAGCGCGATCCACATCTGGTACGCAGCTTCCTGGAGTTGGATCTCGGCGTACTCAGTCGTAAAGTCAGCTTTCGTAGCGAAGCGTCCGCGGCTAGCTTTCACTGCGCTGATAATCGCTGCTTCGTTCATCGGGAAGGTGACGATACTTCCCTCCCATAGACGGATCTCCTTTAGCCTGCGGACGCCGCCTTCGACTACTTCCTTCACGGTGTCGTAGCCGATCGATAGACCCTTGACGATCCGAGCTTTGATCAGGATGTAAGCTTCGCGCCCGGCGATGGTCTCCATCTCGATCCGGCCACTGACCTTGAGAGCTTCGGGCCCGTCGACGAGCGTCAGCATTCCGATGGGCTTATCTGTCTTGTGCTGCCAGAGAAGCGGCACTTCGTTGCCGTGCTCTTTGATCGTCTTCGCAAACGCGCCCGGCTCGATAAGATCGCCGCCGAGGTCGATCTTGTTATAGACGGACAGCGCGCCTTCGAACGTGCCCGTGGGCGATAGCTCCTTGACCTCGATGCGGAGGTGATGTTTTGTAGTCATACGATCTGCCTTTCGATCTAGGAATTCGCGGGCTGGCCCAGCCGGACTAACGTCGGGACCTGTGCGCCCCCGCCCGGTAGCGTCTGCATGTTGAGCTGGATGTGGTGATCGTCGCCGCCGTCGATCGGATTCCAGTCTTCGAGGTCTCGCACTTCGTTCACGGAAGCGATGCCGTTCTGGAGCATCGTCGAATAACCGGCCATCCGGCTTTGGAAGTCACCGCGGAGTAGCGCGTTTAGGTTGTGCTTGAAGTAGTAACCCTCGGCGCGCTCTTCCGCCGTCAGGACACAGCGCCATAGCTCCTGCTCCCATCGCGTAATCCATGCGGAGAGCGTCTTCGTCACGAACTCTAGAGCGAGCTGTTCAATGTTCGAGAAGGTCGCTCGCGAGAGATCGCCGACGAGATGCGGCGAGACAGAGAACCACCGGCAAATCTCCGGAATCGAGAACTGGCGAGATTCGAGAAGCTGCGCGTCGGCGTTACTGAGACCGGTCTGCTTATACTTGATCGCGTTCTCAAGAATCGGAACCGTGTGGGGCTCCGAGTAGGTCTCGGCCCATTGCTTCCGGAAGCGGTCGAAGTCCTGATCATTCTTGAATTTGGTCGGATGTTCTAGCAGATACGGAACACGCCCGCCTGCCGCATAGAATTTCGCGACGTTCTTCTCCGCGGCGATCGCCGTACCGATCGACTGTCTCGCGATCGAGATGACTGAGTAACCGCGGATTCCATCCGATCCGAGACCGCGAATATGTAGGATGTCCTGCGGCTTGCCCTTCTCGACGGTGTAGGTCTTGCCTGGACTGTTGCCCTCTTTGACTACGTAGACCAGACGCTTAAAGCCGGTCTTCTCGCGGTCCGGAGTGACCTGCGAAGGTAACAGCGCGCCAAGCTCGATCGCGGTCCCCGTCCCGCTACGACGGTAGATCTGAGCGAAGCCGCCGCCCTGCAATACGCAGTCGCTTGTCCGCGTCTCACGAAAGCCCATCGCCGTCATTTCGTCGTTCGGCGAATCGTGAAGCGCCGTATACATCGGATGCTCGTAAGCGACGCGCTTGTCCTTGTTCTTCAGGCGCTGCATGAGGACCAGCGGCAAGAACGCTGTGGATTCGCTGATGATCCGATTGCAAGACCAGACGACCGAATGATTCAGTGCGATATCGACGGTGACTGACTCGCCGGACCATGCCGGTGATCCGCCAGAGAGATTCGCCGCGATCCCAGGAAAACCGTTGCGCGCATACCATTCCGCCTGCTCGAATGTGGCTCCCTTCTCGAACAGTTGAATCGGGCCGGAAGAGAAGCCATCCAACAAGCCTTTGACGCGCGCAACCATTTCGGAAAACACTAACGGACGCTCCTGACTGTAGCCGTTACGCCGGTATCCTCAGCTACGAGCGACCGGCTAAGCGCCGTCACGGTTGCGGCGAGACCGTCGATCCGTTTCGCCGACTTCATGCGTTCCGGCTTCGTCGGCTGGCAGTTATCTTTCCGGTCGTACTGGAGCTGCATACAGCTCGCCATCCAGTTCAGAACCGGGTTATTCCCGTGTCTGATCTTCTGATCGACATACGAGCTTAGGAGGAACTTCGTCGGGTGACTGAGGAGCAGGAACGTCTGCGTTACTTCGATCGTGTCGATCCCATCGTCGAGCAGTTCCATCGCCTGGGTCCGGAAGTTGACTCTGTCGAAGTCGACCTCGATCAACTCGAACATCTCGCGGCCCCACTTGATCCGATCCTTGACCGCGCGCATATCGATTCCGTTACCCGCGGTCGTCTCAATGAAGCCGGTATCGATCCAACTCGCATAGGGTACTCGGCAGATGCGCTCCAGCGTCGGGACTCTACCCTCCGGCATCCAAAAGAACGGGAGCAGGGTCCACTCTTCGACGCCTTCGAAGGGCGGGAAGACGAACACCACCGCGGTTAAATCTGTCGTCCAGGACGCATCGACGCCAGCCCAGCAAGGACGATCGAGAAGGCCCCACTTCCGAATGAGTAGATCGACATCGTAGATCGGCCACTCGCGCAGGTCCTCGCCGCCGCCGCAGAGCTTCCACGCCTCCATGTCGATGATCGGCTCTTCCTGCTGACTGATCGGAACATTGAGGTGATACCGGAGATACTTCGAGCGCTCCGAGGGTTCGTCGAGCGCCTTATCCAGCTCTCCGACGAGAGCAGAGTCTCGCAAGAAGCCGCCTTCGAAGTCTTCATGGCTCGGGTTACCGGCCACGCGAGCTTCTCGTGACTTCCAGTAATCCGGGTCTGTATCGATTCGCTTCCGGTCAGCTTCCCAGATCGCGGCATAGAGCTTGCTGTTCTTGACGGAACCTTCGAGAACTCGCTTCGCGTGCTGGTATTCCTGCCACCAGAGAAGCGACTCGTACTCTGCTCCGGCTGTCGTGATCGCGATATCGAGAGGCTGCGAGCGCGAGATCTGACCCTTGGTAAGGACATCCTTTAAGGTCTCCGCTCTCGCCGACTTCCAGCGATGGATCTCATCTCGGATCAGTAGGCTCGGCTCGACGCCGTCCTGCACGTCGCCGTCCGCGCTGAGAACGGTATAGAACCCGCCACCGTCACGCCGTACGATGCGCTTAGTCGACGGCAGCACCCGCAGCAAGGCATTCAGCTCGGGGTTTGCCTGGACGAGCTGAGACGCTGCGCGGAATACGATCGCGGCTTGGTCCTTCGCCGCCGCGGCTCCGTATGCTTCCGGGTTGTGTTCGTTTTCCATTAGCAGGTGATACAGCGGTAGACCGCCGATAAGAAAGCTGTTATGAGTCGGGATCATGCTCTCGCCAGCGAGGAACATGTGCGACGGAGAATCTACCTGGATACAACGAACTGGCACGCTCTCAGTCGGAGTAACCGAAATAATGTGCCGCCTCTTGGTTCTGTCACACTTCAAACTTCGGGTGCGCTCGGTTTTTCGCGGGAGCCGAAATACAGGCTCCTTCGATGGCCAGAACTGAATCCTGATTTTCGGTCCAATTATGCGTCCGTTTAACGTGGCGTTGTGTATGTAAAAAGTGGGCTTGAAGCCTAGTGTGCGCAGCAGCTCCAGGACACCGGCGGCCAATCGCGGGTTGGTCGCGGTGAATTCGCACTGGCCTACCGGAGAGCAGTAGCCGTCGGTATCCATCAATCCTTGAAGGAGAGCGAATCGCTGATCGATAGATGAGCGGAGATAAGCAGCGGGGATGTGCTTCTTTCCAAGAAGTCCCGAAATCCGAAGGGTGCGCTGTAGATTAGGACGAGTTCGCGTGTTGTGGTGACCCTGCTTCCCTCCTAGGCGGACCGTCAGTGCGGAGTTCGATCCTCCGCTAGATTTGAATCGATGCCAGCAAACACCTTCACGTTCAAATTCATTCAAAATATGCGCATCGCTAACAGAGACTGTGAAGGTTGCATTTAAGGAAGTGCCATCACCTAACCACGCGCCCAGGACATAGGGCGGAACCGGCAGATCAGCAATCGGACACTGAATCGCGCCTGAAACCGCTACGGCGTGATTAGCGCCTGCGCTGCCGGGACTTTCAATCCTGAGGCTTGCGCCGATCTCCGCCGTAGTGTGAATCAGGATTTTGTTCTTTGGCTTGCGAGTGTGCGTTAACCATTCGTGTTCTGCGTCGGCGACAATCTTGCAGCCGTCTGAAAATGTGACTTCGAAGCATGGCCTTCCGGTCTGGACTTCGCCTGTAGCGATGACCTTGCAGATCGCTCCGCGTTCATCAAATACGGAATCTCCTGTGCGGATATCGCCCATGCTGGTCCAGCCCGTAGGTGTTGGGATCGGAGTGGACAGACTCAATGCTTTGCCGTTCTTCTTGCCGACCGAGATGTAGGCCGATCGATACTGACGCTCGCCGGTGTCGAGATCGATCTTCCCGTAGATGTCGCGAAGGACTTTCCGCTGCCAGCCCATCAGGCTATAACCGAGCGGAGGGTACAGAATTTCAGAGTAAAATCGCTCTATTTTGCAAGCCCGACACTGCGGCTTACCGTTCGCTCGCGTCTCACACCACGAGTCAGCGAAGCAGTACGCGCAGGTCGCCGGGCGATATTCAGCCACACAGCTTCATCTCCAGCGAGTCGAGCGCTCCGCCTTCTGCAGTCGCTTCGATTCGAGACCGCGACGACGGAGTCAGGCCGAACTCGCGACGCTCGATAATGACGCGATTCGCGAGATCTCTGATCGCGGCCATCGTTAGTCGCCCCTTAGTCGTCGACAGGAGAGCGATCATCGGTCCGCCAGGTAGAGACTTGCCTTCCTTGCGCGCCTTCTCGTCGATCATCGTGACCATCTGCCAGAGCCCGGCGTACGCCTCGGTGATGATCGCCTCGTCCTCACATAGCTGCCAGAGCGCGCGCTTGTCTACGCGTCTAAGAACCGCCTTGCCAGCCATCTCGTCGACGAGCGTGTCCCAGATATCCTGAGCTGCCTCGGAGATCTTCTCCGGGTGCGTCGGAAGCCCTGGCGGATACTGCGGCTCGTGCTTCGGAAGCGGCTTCTTCTCGAGGTTCCCCTCGAACTTGCGGAGATCGGTCGGCTTCGGAGCTGGTCCTCGTAATCCCATAATCTTTAGTGCCTGGACTCAGTGAAGCCGAGGAATTCCGACCTCGCCGGGGCGGAGTCTCTCATCTTCCCCAGCAGGCTAGAGGTCGTCATTCGCGTGTTCGCTTTCTGGACGCCTCGGCAAGCGACACAGAAGTGCATTGCGTGGATGATCACGCCGGTGCCTAGCGGCTGGAGGTGCGCCTGTAACGCGCTAGCGATCTGGTTTGTCAGGCGCTCCTGAATCTGTAATCGCCGGGCGAAGCATTCGACCAGCCGCGGGATCTTCGATAGACCGAGCACCTTGCCATTCGGGATATAACCGACCGTCGCCGTCCCAACGAATGGGAGCATATGGTGCTCACATAGCGAGTAGAAGTCGATTCCGCCGACCACGATCATCTCGTCGCACTCATCGCTGAACGTCGTCGTCAGGATCTCAGCCGGATCCATGCTGTAACCGACCGTCATTTCGCGCAGGGAAGCCACCACACGCTCCGGGGTCCGCAGGAGGCCCTCACGGTCGGGGCTCTCGCCGAGGTGCTCCAGGAGCGTCCGGACCGCGAACACGGCGGTATGGTGATCGATCCCGGTTATCGGACCAACCACGCTTTGTGGAGTTGCGTTGACAGTTGCCATTCCGGGTTGTCTTTTATGAGTTGGATGCACCATGCGAGGTGTCTCGGGTTCAGGGTCGGTCCATCGAATGCCGGTGAGATCAGACGGCACTCCGCTTGGATCGCCGGTCTCGGTATCCCCTGGCCGTGCGCGCGAACATACCGAAGCTCGTCAGCACGTTTCAGCTTGACGGCGTGCTCGGCCACCTTCGGAGAGCAGGCGATCCAGTCCAGCCCGAGGTCGCTGACATCGATCGATCCGTTCGTCTCAATGGCGATGGAGTAGCCCGCGGCTTTCAATGCGGCGACCAGCTCCGCGTCGACCTGTAACGCCGGTTCGCCGCCCGTCAGGATCACCCAGCGGCAGACCGCGGACTCTTCCTTGATCGCTGCCAGGATCTCCACCGCGGTTAGTTTCCGCCCGCTGGTGAACTCCGTATCACAGGCGAAGCCTCCAGGAGACAGCGGACCCGGCTCCAGGTCGCATTGCATATTACAGCCAGTGAACCGGACGAAGACGTTCGCGGTGCCTGCCCTGGCTCCTTCTCCCTGGAGCGAGTAAAAGATTTCATTGACCGTGTACGCGTTCATGGGCGGTATTCGCAACGACTAGTGCAGGTCTCCTCGATCACGATGGCGGATAGCCCGGTGATTAGCGGCTTCAGTCGGTTGAAGATCCAGAGCGCCAGCTCCTCGCTTGTCGGATTCACCAGCCCAGTCGATTCGTTCAGGTGGTAGTGATCCAGGTACGCTTCGACCAGCCGTTTAACCGGCTCGTTTATGTCGGCATAATCAATCAACATGCCGACCTTCGGACCGGTCGTGTGAAGCTCGACGCCCTCGACTACAGCGCGACCGATCCAGGAATGGCCATGCAAACGGGCGCACTTGCCGTCATGGTTCGGTAGCTGATGCGAAGCCTCGAATCGGAATTGCTTCTCAAGCCGAAACATATTGGGTCGCATCCGGAACGCCAGCCAGCTCGAAAGCTTCCCGCCGTTCGACACAGGTACCGCAGCGTCCGCAGTGGACGTCGTGACCCTTGTAGCAGCTCCAGGTCTCTTCCAGCGGAACCCTTAGCCGGTGTCCGGCCTGAACGATATCCGCTTTCGACAGATCCATGAATGGCCGGTCGATCGCAACGGGATGCCAGTTCGCCACCGCTGCCGCGGCAATCATCGCGTCGACGAACTCGGGGCGACAGTCCGGATAGATGGCATGATCACCGGCGTGTGCTGCGTAAGCGACCGAATCGTATTTCAGGCTGACCGCCCAGCCGATCGCCAGCGATAGCATGATCATATTGCGATTCGGAACGACGGTGACCTTCATCGACTCTTCGGCGTAGTGACCATCGGGAACATCGATCTCGCTGGTCTGAGAGCTTCCCGCCAGCAGTGGGGCGATCGAACTGAGGTCGGCGATCCGTTGCTCGATCCCGAGTCGCTCACAGAACCTCGCGGCGCTGATCAGTTCCTTGCGGTGCCGTTGGCCGTAATCGATCGACAGCGCTTTCACTGTTCGGCCTGATGCCAGTAGCCGGTAGAGCAGCACGGTCGAATCGAGACCGCCGCTATAAATCAGGATGGTTGAGGGCATTGAACCTTTTCACCTCTTTTGCTTGAGTGGCTAATCGAAGCGTGGGGGGGACCGATGATCCAAAGGCGATCGCCGCGTGCTGACCACTCGCCGCACCCGCATCTAATGCGAGGCGCACGGTCGGGGCAATACTGTCCAGCTCCATCATTTGCTTCTTCCATTTGGTCCTCGCGCGATCTTCCAGCCGGAGATACCACTGGACCTCGGCCCGTAGATCCTGCTGGCTACCGCGGACGCTCATGTGCCCGAAGGAGTTCCATCTCCCGAACTTGCAAGGCCCGATCTCCCAGTTCGTCGCGTCGACCGAATGCCAGGGAAGCGCCATGATCGACTTCTCGCCACCGAAGCCGAAGCCGTGAATCTTACATGGCCAGACTCGCGCGAAGCATTGCTTGGCCCAGTCATCCTTCTTGCGGTAGCCCACCGCTCCACCGAGGGCGATCTTCGGGTAGTCCCTCGCCAGTGACTTCAGTAGGTCCTCAGGCGATCCGACGTGATAGCAGGGGATTGCGGGAACGGATCGGATTCCATCAGCCGCTTGCACGTGTCGATGTATGCCTGAAGATCCACCGCTCGCCCGCTGGCATGTGCAGAGAACGCCCCTGAATCCATTACCCAATCGCGATAGTGATACCGGGTCCTGTTCTTGAGGAAGGGCTCCAGGTAGACATAGGAGACCAGCAAGGCCGGTGCTCCGTATGCGTCTATCGGTCCTGGGTTGTATGCCAAGCGAAGATCCTTCAATGTCCTATCACCTTCAGGATGGTAGGCCAACCGTAGACTCTGCATCCGTCGTTGCCTGCCATTCCCCTTCGTCGCCGAGGAACTCACCGCAGATCAACATAAGCGCGCGGCCCTCCGTTAGCTCCGGGTCGCTCTCACGGTCCCGCATGGCACTGATCGCTGAGTCGATGACAGCCTTCTCCTCTGCGGTGAAGCTGACCGAAGGATCGACCCTCCGGTGATGCTCTTCGCCGAGGTCTCCGGTCGCTGCTCCAGGTGTCCACTCAGCCGCCATAATCGGATCGATCTCGAATGGGTCGAACCCGGTCCAGGCGAGGTCGAAGTCCAGATCCTTCAGCTCCTCGAACTCCTCGCCAAGCATCTCGAAGTCCCAGCTCGACTCCTGACTCGTGCGGTTATCTGCCAAGCGCAAGCCCTTGATCTGCGCCGGTGACAGATCCTTCGCCACGTGGACCGGAACTTTCTCCAGCCCGAGGTGCTTCGCTGCTTCTAGCCGGAGGTGGCCGATTACGATAACGTTCTTCGCATCACAGACGATCGGCTGGCGAAAGCCATAGGTCTTGATCGACATCGCGACCTTCTCAATAGCCGCGGGACTCCACTTCCGTGCGTTCTTCTCATACGGAATCGGCTTGTCAATAGACCAAAGGGATACTTCCATTTTGCGTCGGTGGAATTGTGGAAAAGTTTAAAACTGTCGGAACTTCGCAGAAGGG